GTTATGCGTGTTCCTATGGATTCAATAAGTGGTGCACACGGACTACAGTTCGCTGGATTTACAGGCATAAAAGGATATGGTAGCCTACTACATCCAAGAACTATGAAAGCACTTGGTGGTGCTGACCTAGATGGAGATAAGGCGTTTGTATTCTTTGGTGGTGAGTCTAGTGGTTTTAAAAAGAAATGGCGTGAGATGTACGAATCTAATAAAGATGAGTATGTTGACACAGCTACAAATCAAGAAAAAGATAATAAGTTAGCAAAGGACCCTCAGGCAAAGATAACATATGGAGAGCAGTTAGCAGAAAGAGACCCTGCTCAATTAAAGAAAATGGGTAACCCAGTAAATCAATACTCTCCATACTGGAGAGAGTATATGAGTAAAGGTGCTTATACAGGTAGAGATGTATTAGGTGTTGCCGTTACTAGGCGTATGGCTATAATGGGTGCTTATGATACTATGAGGAATATTCCAGAAGGTAAGGCTTATGCTCAAGACTTTATTGTAATAAACCCTTCTAAAGGTGGTGAAGAAAGATTTGAAAAACAAAAGTTATTTATTAACAAAGACAAGTACAGTGTACCTTTTTATACTAAGAACGAACAGGGTAAGTATGAATTAAAAAGGATAGTCTTTGAAACTAAAAATACTGAACAAGATTTACAAAGGTTTAGAGAAATGTCAAGAGCGGCGATTGCTCTTGGTTCAGACCCTATGGATGAAGCTGGTTTAAAGTCTATACCTGAGATACAAAGTAAAATGCTAGAAACACTTTTTAAAACTAAGGTGTTTAATACAGATAAAAGAGGTGAGGCTACTAACTTAGATAAAAAGATACAGGTTCAGCTTGACCTTGGTGGTAGAGACTACTTAAAGAATAAAGGTTTGCATCAAAAGTTTCTAGAAGTAAATAGCGTTCTTTATGGTCGTAACCATCTAGAGGGAAGAAGATACAGTTATGCTGAAATACAACAAGGTGTAAAAGCTTTAAACTTTTTACCTGAAGAAGCAATGAATACATTTCTTCCTAAATTAGCTAAAGATATGAAAGGTATAAACTGGTCTGATAATATGTTTAATCACTTAGACTCTCGTGTATTTGAAAGAATATATGCTGACCACGAAGTGGCTGTAAGAGAAAACGAGTGGTTAAAAGATGCAATGGGTAGAACTAGCCTAGCTAGTAAAGAAGGTAAGTATTTAAATACTGTTAGGAATAGCAGAATATTTGAAGAATCAGGTATGGCTAGGCTATCTAACAATAAAACTTTATTTGATGGCTTTGTAAAAGAATTAGGTGGTATACCATTTAAGTTTAGAGATTTAAATTTTAACAGAAAAACTGACAGAGAATATTTCTTAGAAAATGTATTGTTAAAAGCTGAGGATTTCTTTGTGAACGATTTGAGCGATATGGCTTCGTTAAAAAGTATAAGTGACGTTGCCAAGGGTATGGATGCTAAACGCATATCTGAGATACATAGTAAGGTAGATGAGATAAAATCTAAGTCTGTATATATGTCACAAAAAAGACGTGAAGTAGATGACGCATTAAGAAAGTTAAGTGATTTAGAATTTGTTAGGTTTGATTCTGATGGTAATGAGTACCCTATAGGTAGAACATTAAAACAACAAATAAAAGAAGCTAGAAAGTCTTTTGGCTTTGACGATAAAGCGACCAGTATGAATGATAGGATTAGAACTGACAAAGACATACGAGACTATAAAGAAACACTTAGTCAAAAAGAAAGAGACTTGTTTGATATGCTTTACATAGGAACTTATAGCAAAGGTGATTCTAAAACTGTAAAGGCTATGGATAAACTAGGGAATCTTATAAGTAAAGAAAACAATCCTGAGATGGCACAGATTTACGAAAGAGCTAAGAAACTATCAACAAACACTTCTTTAATTAGAGAAGGCATACAGTCTAAAGAAATAAGTGATAAGAATTTAAAAACATTTTTTACTAACTATGACCAGATTATAAAAAAGACTAACATAGAACTTAACGATGCTCAAAAACAACAGTTGCAAAAAGAAGCTGAAGGTAAGGTATCTATTAAATCATTTAAAGACGACAAGGGCAACGAGATTCGTGGTGAGTTTGTTGATATGAATCAGATAGACGGAGTGAGTAAAAAGTATCTTGACGAAGTTAGACCTTTTACTAATCTGTTTAAGGGAAAGATAAAAGACCCTGAGATGCAAAGACTGTATGATAGTTTAAGTGAGCATTTAGAACACTATCACAACCTAGATGTAGTAAATCTAAATGGTTTATTCAGAGGTTTGTTTAAGAAAAACATTAACGAAGCTAATAAAGTTGACCTACAACAACTTGATGCCTACTTTAAAGAAATGAGAGATGGTACTTGGTGGCGTAAAACTATGGACTATATGACTGGTAAAGATAAAAACCCGTCTATTAAACGTGCATATTACTGGATGTTTCCAAAGGCTATTGATAAAGATTTAATGCGTAACCCTGCTATGATGGAATGGGTAGACGATGTTGGTCCTTACAAAGACCACTTAGGTAATACATTTGAAAATGCTAGAACTGTAAGACCTACTAGTGTTATAGGCACTATACAACAACTTGCACATAGAACTCAAGAACTTGCAATGCAAAGCTATGAAGATAATGCAAACATATGGCGTGACGAACTTAGACCTTATGTTGCCGCACTAAAAGAAGGAGACTTACTATTTGAAATAGCCGTTGCTAAACGTGAGTTAAACTATATGACTAATGTGTTGAGACCACAATATAAGAAAACGTCTAGTGACCTTACATCTAAAGAAATGACTTATGTTGAAAACTGGAATAAGGTAAAGAAAGACTGGGCTAATTTAAGAAACAGTAACTTTATTATACCTACAAAAGAAGGTAATGTCAAAATGACTGGTCAAAAGGTTGTAGAAAACATTGACAAGATAATTACTGATTTTAATATTAAGACACACAGTTGGTTAACTGGGACAGAGGCTAGAAATAAGTGGTTAAATATGTCACTTAATAATAGGGGTGAGGTTACTTGGGAAGGATTAGACAAGCTTAGAAGAGAGTTTCATAAGTATGTTATGAAGACTGCACAGCAAAATAAAGACATTCCGATAGGTGAGCTTGGCATAGATGGTATGAGACAAATCGTAAAAAGAATTATATTAAGTCAAACACCTAAAAGACTAAGGACAAGGGAAGCATTAAAGAAAGCTCGTGAGTCTTTAGAGGTTACTCCTTTTGACATTACAGGTAATCTTGGACCACAATATTATTTTCCACATATGTCTTTTAATAGACAAAATGCTAAGAACAGAGTAAAAGAAGCATTAAGAAGAATATCTGAAGACCCTGAATTATCTAAAGAAGATATAGCTGTTCAGTCTAAGAAACTACTTTATCAATATAAAAAGATGACTGGAGACTTTTTAACTAAAGATGAAATGGGTGATAACTGGGATGTTATGCAACAGGTTATGATTAATATGGCAAACAAAAAGGAAGCGAAAGCTAAGGCTATATTGACTAATGATTTGAAACGTGTAGGTAATCAATTTAGTAGAGATGCTCATATTGGTGGTTGGGAGTTAACTCCTGAAGCTTACGAAGTGTATATGAAAAACGCTATTAATACTTTTTACAAACAAGCTATGCAGTTATCTGCTAGAACATCTATGTATAACTTCAACAATTCTTTTTATAAGAAAACAGGAAATACAGAACTTACAAACTCTTGGATGAATTTCTTTAAGCTATATACACAAAGTGCTATGGGTTATCCTACTCATATACCTACTCACATAATGAATGACCCTAGTATGAAAATAGGTGGTACAGCATTTAAATGGTTAGCAGATTCTACAGCTAAGAAAAGAATTGATTACATAAGTGACAAACTTGGTATGTCTAAAAGAGACTTACGAGCATTTAACTTAGATGATAAAACAATTAATGAATTAAGTGGTGTAGAGTATAGCCAGATACAGGGATGGGGTGCTCTGGAAGCTAAGTGGCAGTTAGCATCATTACTTGCACACCCTAAAAGTTCTATTGCAAACTTGTATGGTGGTACTGTACACACTTGGGTAAGTACTGGCTATAATAATTTAAAGAACGCTAGAAACTTTGACTATCTAAAAACAAATGTAAATCCAAGATGGGAAAGTATGAAGGATGTTGAAAGATGGCTACAGAAAAAAGGAGTCATAGAAGAATTTTTAGTTTACGAAGCTGGTTTAAACCCTGAGCTAAAGAGTTCAAAGAACCAAGCTTTTATTAAACAAGCTATAGCAAAAATAAAACGAGACCCTAATTTTAGTGACGAAAGTCTACGTTCACTTGCTAAAAAGAATGGTTTGACAGACCGTGCTTTTGCAGTAGCAAGTTCATTTATGCGTGTACCTGAAAGAATACTAAGACGTGATTCTTTTATGGCACATTATTTACAAGCAAGAGAACAGTTTGGAGGAGCTATATCCGACTACAATAGTCCGTTTTTAATTAACTACGCTAAGCGTGGTGTAAAAGGTACACAGTTTTTGTACTCAGCACCATTTAGACCTTTATTTACCAACAGCACACTAGGTAGGGTGTTTGCACGTTTCCAACTTTGGAGCTGGAATAGTGTTCGGTTTAGAAATGACGTGATGAATCGAGCAAAAATAGCAGGGTATCGTCCGGGTACACCTGAAATGGAATCTTTCAAGCGTTTAGCCACAGCCGATTTGTTTATGTTGGCTATGTCTAGTCTCTTTATGTATAGTTTGTTTGAAAGTTCACTTCCAGCTCCTTGGAATTGGTTTCAAGATACTGCTGATTATTTAATGGGTAGTGAAAAAGAAAGAGAACGTGCGTTCTTTGGTTCACCACTTGGTCCAATACAAGCTGTTACACCACCGTCTTTAAGATTACTACCGCCTATGTTTAAATGGTTAGTAAGTGGTGATAGTGAAAGGTTAACTGATTATTATCTATGGACAATACCTCCGTTTGGTAGGATAATACGAGACGTTGCAGGACCCGGTGGCATAATAGAAAATCCTTTTTATACTGTTACTAAGTTTACTGGACTACCATTAATGCAAATGGGTCAATTAATTAAACAAGAAAACCCAGAAGAAGCCAGAAGAGGGAGGTTTGTATATAGCTAATGCCTATACCTAATCATTGTATAGAGTGTGATAAACCAATAAATAATCCTGATAGCTGGTTGTGTGACGCTTGTTTACAAAAAGAAAGAGAAAAAAATATGGTTACTACAACTTCTACTGGAACTAATTTAACTGATATACTACCGAGTTTAAAAGATGAAAAAACAAATAATACAAGACGTCAATAAAATATATAAAGATTATAAACCCTTTAACTTAGGTACACCTGAAGATACGCAAGGTAAAAAACAACAGAATACTCTTAGCTTAATGCGTATACTTGGAGAAGATATGATACGTGATGTTAAAAAGAGAGACTTATTAAAAATGAAAGCTAGAGAACTTGTTACTAGAAAGAATGCCTCTAGAGGTATATTTAAATAAAGATTCCTGTCGTTACTCAATGAAAAAAAAGGTGCTGATTGCTCAACACCTTTTATCTTTAATCCATCAACTTACCCATAGCTATGTAAAACAACTCTGGTGTAAGCCTTTTTAAGTTACCATCTTGACAACGCTTTGCCATTCTGTTAACCACACACTTTAATTCGTACATTACTTGGTCCATAGCACCAGCACCTAGCTGGATACCGTGTTCCTTGAATGCTTTTTTTATTTCTGTTTTAGTCATACGACCTCCTTAATTAAGTAAGGTCCCCTCCTACTATCCGATATACTGCGAAGATAAACACTGCCGTGAAAGAACTTCTATGTATACCTATCATACTTCGGTCAGGGACCTTACTACGTCTAAAGAGTCTCACGGTAGCCAACCTTTATTCATTTGTCATCTTTATTCTTTTGGTCCACAATTCCTCAGCAATACTGCTTCTTTGTCCTTGTTTCCCTCACGGGGCGACTCTAAAGTCACTAACCCCGACAAATGCGAGACTCTCTATTTCTTTAATCACAATTACTACCGGGTATACATTTACTTTGTGCCTCTAACGGATTATCGTTTTCGTCACCCGGGTCGTGTGGACTTACATCGTGTATTTTATTGATAGGATTATCAGTTTGACCAATTCGTTTATCATCTTCGTGGTCCCACTTACTACCTTTCTTTAGTACATCTATAAGTTCCATTATTTCATTTGCACTGTGCATAGCATTTTCTCTATATGCTTCGCTATGTGCTTCGTGTAATGCTCTTAAAATAATTTGCATCTTATTAGGTCCTATTGTTACTGGTTTCTTTTCCTTTGCATCTTCTTCTAGTTCTAATAAGTATGCTGTAAGATAAACAACTGTGTCTAATACTTCGTCTATAGATTCTTGTAGATTAGTTAATCCACGTTCACGTCTTATAGGTACTTCCATATTATATTCTTTTTGACCTTTGTCTAATCTTTTCTTTATTAAGTGTATTATTTTATCGTTTACTGACATTAGTATCTTCCTCCTTTTGCTAATTTCTTCATAACGTAAACACTTAGTTCTTCAGGTAAGTCACCTATTAGTTGAATAAGTAATGTAAAGTCTTCTTCGTTTAGAGGACCTTTACGTGTATTGCACGTTTTACATACTAACTGTAGGTTTTCTTTTGTTGATGGACCCCCTTTAGTAAGAGGTATAATGTGGTCACAGGCTATAGTTCTAAATGTTAATTGCTTATCACAATATCTACAACCTTTGCCGTAACTATCATAGAACATACTACGTATATCAGCCGCATCAATGTCGAACAATACTTCGTACTGTTCACTACGCCGTTTGAGAGAACTCTTTAGAGAACTCATCTTTGAGGCTAGTTTTTTATATGCTTTTTGCCAATATGTTTTGTGTATGGGTTCTAATACTTTCTTAAAATCATCTTTATTCGGCGGTCCTGCCTTGTCTACCATACTTTTTTAACCTGTTAAACTGTTCTCGTTTATGTTTTAGTTCTGTTAATCTGCGATGACCAGCACTTCCGACTAAAAGTTTGCCATCTTTTACTAGACTCTCATAAAATCTTATGAGACCCATACTTGTCATACGTTTATCTGTTATCAACTTCATCTTCGTCCTTGCAATCATAATCCCAATCACCTTCACCAGCCCAGAAAGCTCCTAATTCCGTTAATTTACGCTCTATTCTTGATAGCCTATAAACTATACTTATAAAGAATATTAACATAAAAAACACATACGCTTCCCAAGCTAATAGGAATGGTACTGTGTTTTCCATCATAGCGTCCCAATAGTGTTTCATCATTTCTACCCCCTGTAGATTAAAAAGGAGAGCCTCAGACCGGAGAGACTCTCCTTGTAGTTACTACGCTTGTACTAAAGTGTACTCTGCGTATTTGTTTCCAGTATGGGACTTAACACGATTAGTTTCTATGTTATGTCCGTCCGTTCGCAATGAATTTATAACAGCCGCTAATCTAAAGCAACCACATCTATTCAAGGCTAACATAGGTGTTACTGCAACACCTTGTTCTAGAAGTTCTAGTATCACTGATTTCTGACTTCTTGCATTTCTTGGCATAAATTATCCTCCGATTTTATTAATGCGAGTTTTATTCCAAGCTTATACAGTGAAAGTTGTATGTCGATTTCGTCATTATGAAACAAAATACTGATACGTATTAAACTGATAAGCGTTATTATTATACCGTTTGAAGGTATGAAGATATCTATTAACGACCTCACGAACGTCTAACTCTTTTGACTTTTTCTATGTAAAAGCCGGGTACGTCTACACCCTGAGTTAAATCTTTTCTAGCTTTCTTTTTGTCAATAGACTCTGTCATCTTAACTACTTTATAATCATCTGGTACACTATTTTCATCAACAACTGCTACGGGACCAAATGTCTCATACAGTTTATACCTTGCAGTATCAGTTTCGTAGATTCCATTGTCATCTCCAAGTTCTTCTACTACCATAGGTATCAGAGTTTTATTAAAGTAATCCTTTAAACTGTTTGTTGCTCTTCTGCGTGTCTTTAACCTTTGTATTTCTTTGGTTAAAGCTTCTACTTCTGCATCTATTAAGTGCATCTTTCTGTCTATGTCTACCATAAAGTAATCTATACCATCCATTTTTCTACCAATGTCTTTCTTAGTTACTTCTAATGCACTAGTAAGAACAAGAGACTCTTCTTCATTAGCGTGTTCTAACTGACACTCTAAATCAATAAAGTCACCAACCAGTTCTCTAGTTGTTTTCTTTGCCATATTCTTCCTCTATAGCTTTTTCGATTATGTATTCTAGTTGCTTACGCATACTACGTTTGTTGTACTGTGCTAGTTTCTGTAGCTTTAACTTTGTTTCTGCTGAGACTTCTGTTTTTACTACAGCTCTAGGTCCGAATGGTATTGCCATTATGTTTTCCTCTTTAGTCTGAATGATGGTGTCCACATTAAATCTACATCAAACAAATCACCGTCACTGTTTTTGAATACAGAAACTTTTTTGTCTGTTGAGTCTTGTTTACCATTGATACCTATAACTTTACGACTTGCATTTTCTATAGCACCTGAGCCTTTACCTGCATAGATATCTAGTATCTGGTTACGGCTATACTCACGAGCAACCTGACTTATTTGTATTATAATAATGTCTAGGTTAACTGCTAAGTTTGATAGAAAGTGTGATATGTATCTGACTTGTTCATACTCTCCTGTTACACCACGTGGTACTTCTACTAAGTCTATATAGTCTACAACAACTAAATTAGGTTGTAGGTCACGTATAGTCTTTTGTATCATATCAGGCGTAGGTGCAACTGTTTGTAGATTTAAATGTTCTAAATACTTATTATAAGTATCGCCAACATATTTGTAATTAGCTGTAACATCGTCTTTACTCATTCCAGCTACTATCTGTTGATTACGTCTGTGCATATAC